GACAGAGCAGAAAGAGATGCTTGCTGATGCCATGAAGGCAAGGAGAGAAGCTGATGAGCAGGCCGATAAAAGGACTTCTCAGACAGGGCAGGCTCTGGACCGTAATCGCGACTGGTCTCAGTGCCCTCTGCCTGATGACATCGTGCGCACCCTCAACGAAGCCTGTATGTCCGGCCCCGCCTCTGGAACTGCTGGCTCCCATTGAGCTGCCCGACCGCAGCCAGGCTAAGACGCAGGGCGACCTCGTCAGGCTGCTTGTGGAAGACCAGAACGCCATCGAGAGGAAAAACGCTGACCTCGGCGTCCTCAGGGAGTACTACTCAAAGTGATGCCGCCATCCTCCAGCACTCTGTCCGTCGACTGGGCCTACTATGTGCAGACGCTCTCGAGCGGCGGATACATCAAGGGCCTGATCGCCTGCTGTACCTGGTTCGCATCGCTTACCGGTATAGCCATAGAGGTGTATGCCATCTGCCTCTGCCTGTGTGTGGTGGATATGGTGCTGGGTACCTACGCCGCCATCAGGCAGGGGCGGTTCTCTCTGCGTATCTTCCAGCGTGGCGTCATGAAGTTCATCGTGTATGGCGTGTACATCCTCGTCGCAGCCGCTGTGCAGATTGTGCTGTCGAGGACGATCAGCATCGAAGTCCCGATGGTCGGATGGATTATCGCGTATCTTGGCGCAAATGATGCCTTGTCAATAATGGCCAACGCAAGGAATATTGGGTGGCCTATGCCTAAGCTATTCCAGACTATTATTGTTCGGGTGACTCATGGTGTTGAGAAGCAGGCGATGAGCGCTCTTGATGCAATAGACACAAAAGATACAGACGAACACAATGGATACCGCAATGGCAAAAAGCGCTGACGCATGGGGTGGGGGCGGTCATATCTTTACCGCCTTTCGCTTCTAGACCGGACTTGCACTCGAAAATTCTTTTTTGGCCATTTTTAGGGGGCAACATGGGACAATTCAGCTGGATGTACGGGGCCGCATGGCAGCAGGCGAGAGCCGACTACCTAAAGCGGCACCCCTTCTGCGCCATCTGCGGGAAGCCGCTCCGTGGTGCTGACGCCATCGTCGACCATATCAGGCCCCACCATGGGGACTGGACTCTCTTCTGGGATGAGTCGAACTGGCAGGCCCTCTGTAAAAGATGCCACGACGCCCACAAGCAGAGACAGGAGCATGGAGGAATTATCGGCGGGTGTGACGCCAGCGGCATGCCCACTGACCCGATGCATCCATGGAATGAGGAGGAGAAAAATGGGACGAAGAGGTAAGGCTGGGGAGCTAGAAAGATGCCTCTCTGGCGGCAGAGCGGCGAAAGCTCATCCCGCCCCCAAGGTTCTTCAGAAAACAGGCCGCGCGCTATGGAAAAATATAGTGGCGGCGTACCCGGACGATTATTTCAGGGCCGGGGACTGGCCGCTCCTGCAGTCGTACTGCCAGGAATTTGAGCGCCACGAGGAGGCGCAGAAGCATCTTCTCGAGGAGGGCGCCGTTATCCCCACGGCCAGCGGCGGCATGAGACGGTCTCCGTGGCATGACGTGCTTGTGGCGTCCATCAACGCCATGACGGCCATAGCCACGAAGCTCCGTCTGTGCGCCAATTCCCGGGTAGACAGGAAGGTCAATGGACTCGGCAACGCAAATGTCGCGAAAGAGAAGGGCCGTTCGGGGCTTATGTTTGGTGACTTCCCTGATAAGTCCGACAGGGCCAGCGTGCAGTGATGGACAGGGCGGACAGAATAATCGCCTTCATCGAGACGCTGAAGGCCCCTGACGGCAGGGACGTGGGGCAGCCTATCGTCCTGCGCCCGTGGCAGAAGGATATCCTGCGTCAGGTGTATGGCCCTGTCGGTCCTGACGGGCGCCGTATATGCAGGCAGGCCATCCTTTCTGTCGGGAGGAAGAACGGGAAAACCGCCCTTGTGGCCGGGCTGTGTCTCGCCCACCTCTGCGGGCCGGAAGCTATCAGAAACGGCCAGCTCTACTCAGTGGCCTTTGACCGCGAGCAGGCCGCCATCCTGTTCAAGTATATGGCGGCCATGGTGTACGCCGATGACGAGCTCTCCGCACGCCTCAATGTCGTAGAGTCAAGGAAGCGCATCCTCGACCCCATATCCGGCTCCGAGTATCAGGCCCTTTCGGCCGAGACGCGAGGGAAGCACGGGAAATCAAGCTCGTTCATCGTGTTCGACGAGCTGGCGCAGTTCGGGGCTGACCGTGAGCTCTACGATGTCATGATGACCTCGCGCGGCGCTCATGCCGAGCCCATGGTGTGGGTCATCTCCACACAGGCGGCATCGGACACGGCCGTGCTCTCCGAGCTCATCGACTACGGGGCGAAGGTCAACCGCGGAGAGATAAACGATCCCAAGACCAGGTGTTTCTGTTTTACGGTCCCGATGACCGATGACCCGTGGGACGAGGCAAATTGGAAAAAGTCCAACCCTGCACTGGGGGACTTCCGATCCCTCGATGAGATGAGAGAGACGGCCGAAAGGGCGAAGCGGATCCCCTCGGCCGAGGCGGCATTCCGGAATCTTTACCTAAATCAGAGGGTGGATGGCGCGGCGCATTTTATAACACCTGCAGTATGGAAGCATAACGGCGGCGAGCCTGACCTATCCCTCTTCGAGGATCTGCCCGTCTATGCCGGCCTTGACCTGTCTGCCAAAAACGACCTCACGGCGCTGGTGCTGACATGCAGGGACGGGACGGGTACCTGGCATGTCCTCCCGTATTTCTGGACTCCCAAAGAGGGGCTTGTGGATCGGGCAGAAAGGGACCGTACTCCATACGACGTATGGGTGAAGCAGGGCTACCTCTATACGACACCCGGGCGGACGGTAGACTATGGCTTTGTCGCGCAGGAGATAAAAAAGCTCATGGGCCGGATGCACATAGCCGGCCTGAAGTTCGACCGGTGGAGGATTGACGACATGGTGCGGGAGCTCCGTGACGTGGGCGTCGAGGCCTATGTCGACGGCAAGGAAGAGGCGTACCCCGACGGCCTCAGGATGATCCAGCACGGGCAGGGTTTCCGCGATATGAATCCGGCCGTAGAGGCCCTCGAGGACGCTCTGGCCAACGGGAAGATCCGTCATGGCATGCATCCGGTGCTCACGATGTGCGCCAGCAATGTCCGTGTACAGCAGGACCCATCAGGGAACCGGAAGTTCGATAAGATAAAATCGACGGGACGAATCGACGGTATTGTGGCGCTCGCCATGGCTCTCAACGGGGCAGTCGGAGGGGAGCCTGAGAGAACAGAATTTTTCGCGGAGGCATGGTGATATGTTCGATTTTTTCAGGAAAAAGCGGAAAAAAGAAACGAAAAGCGCGTCGTATGATGATTTGGTGATGAATTACGGTTTTGCCCAGTCCCATGCGGGTATTTACGTCACTCCATCTACGGCACTGCAGTGTTCTACCGTCCTCGCGTGTGTCAGGACCATTGCCAACGGCATCGCTCAGGTCCCATTCCGCCTCGTGCAGCAGAAAGGCGAGGTGAGGAAGCCGGCGATGACTCACCCCCTCTATGATTTGCTCTACATGGCCCCTAACGAATGGCAGGACGCCTTCGAGTTCTGGCATATGGTCATGATGCACCTCACCCTGACGGGTAACGCCTATATCTGGATTAACCGCCTGCCTGACGGGCGCATCGCCGAGCTCCTGCCGTATCCTCCCGGCTCTGTCTCCATCCAGCGCGACGGCTGGAAGGTGCAGTACTCCATCACCCTGCAGGACAAGACGTATATCACCGTCCCCCAGGCGGACATGTGGCACATCAGGTGGCTCGCGTGGGACGGCGTGTGCGGACTGAATGCCGTAGCTATGGCCAGAGAGGCCGTCGGTCTCGCTCTGTCACTTGACGCCCACGGGGCAACATCATTTAAAAACGGAAGCCGCCTCTCAGGATTTCTGTCTGTGGCCCAGCGCCTTGATGAGCAGCAGAGGAAAAGTCTCCGTCAGGCATGGGAAGAGGCTTTCGGAGGCGCAGAGAACTCGGGGAAGATTGCCGTTCTCGGCGCGGACATGAAGTATCAGCAGCTCCAGG